CCGGTTCGCTGCCTATATCTGTATTGTAAGCGAAATCTTGGCCGGGGCCAGTGCTTTTGTCTTCAACGTCGAGCCTGAAGGTGCGGGCATTAAGGACAGACAGCGAGCTTATTATAACGTTACCTATGGCCTTGGGTATTGTTAGCTGGATATCAGCTTCAGCATAATTGTCAGATAAGCCATTTGCAGCATTAATGGAAAAGGCCCTGAAATAAAATCTTTGGTCCCCTTCCTCATCGGGAATGAAGAATCCTTGTGGGTCAACGTTGTCAACTCTGGCAACAAGATATGTGGCATGAGGGATTCCCTCCTTGTTTTGGTCAGCGTTCATGAACGGGCTGTTTTTGACGTATACTTGAAAGCCAACGGTGGCTGAGTCTTTTATGTCGCCAAGTATCTTATACCAAATAGAATTTGGGGGAGCAGAGCGGTTTGTCTCTGAAGACTCGAGAAGGATGGCCGTCGGGTCCGCTGGGGTTTGGGCGTAAGTTTTCCTGTCGAAAGCTATGCCGGATTCAGCTATTACGAATTTTCCTGATTGATGTTCTATTGCTCTTACATTATACTGATTTACGCCCTTTTCTTCAACACCCATAATCTTATACAAATCATAAGACCTGTCGTCTGGGGTGGGCACCCCGGACTTTTCTATGGTCCATACGAATTGGGTGTCTCCTGTTAGGTTGTGCGTGAGGATATTAAATCCAGTAATTGGCCACTTGCCTGTTGAGGTTACGGCGGTATCCGATGCAGCTGTTCCAAATCTGCCATTTAATCCGCTCCTGTTAAGACTGCCACCAATTGGGGAATAATCAAAACGGATAGTTGTCTCTCCACTAACGGGGCGAGTTTGGGCTGCGGTAAAATAAATATTCTGTATTAAGTTGTTTCTGATTTCCCCGGCATCAGCGCTGGTAAAGGTCCCATCGTCGGAAGCGCCCGCGAGTAAAGATTGGTCTAGGTAGTGGCTTGGGGTAAGCATAGAGAATTTCCAAGCATCATACGTTCCAGATAGCCCGGTTATTTCTCTATCAAGCGTTATTTTCGCTCCTGTTGTGGCAAAGATTCGGGCAGATTCGGCGGGCGCGCCATTATCGATCATTTGCTGCTCCGCCGAAACATCTACGTGAAACTCTAAATTTTTGGCTCTACCGCCATGAGGTTTGTTTTGCTTATGATGGTCAAAGACCTGAACTACGTCTCCGGGTCTTAGGTGCGACCCTTCGAGACCAACGCCGAACCCGACGCTCTCTGTTTCCAACGATTCAGATACTAGGGCCCAGTTTCCAAGTCTCCTTGCTTGTCCCCTACTTGTGCATCCGAAGGCGGTTATCTCTAGTTCACGTATTCCGAATTTTTTGATGTCGGCAAGATGTTCTACATATTCTACGGCAGGTTTAAATTCATCCTCCGGGTCGTTATATCTAACAACACAAACGTTTCTTCTCACCTTTTTGCTTGTGGATTGGTACGCAAACTCTCCGTTTTCAACATTAGCGTTAGTAAATTGGTATATTGGCTGTTTAGGGGAATCTTGGACGCATTGAATCAGTCCTCCGTGATAGTATAGCAAGCCCCGGAAGACGCTGCTCAAATCATTCATAACTTTATAGGCTTCTTCTCTGGCTGTAATAAGCAGGTTGCAGGTAAACCTAGGCTCTACGCCGCCATTTCCATCGTCGACTAGTTCATCGCAATATTTACTTATTTCATAAAGCGACCATTTATCAACTAGGGCTTCGTCTATGTGCTGGCCTAAGCCATACCTTCTGTTTGTCAATAGGTCGTAAAAACACCAAGCCGGATTGCTTGTGAACTCTTTCCTTATCGAGCCGTTAGAGTCCTCCTTAAAGTTTCCATCCCAGTAGTCTTCTGTGCCATTGACGAATGCATCTCCCCCACTATACAGAAGTGTGCCACCGCCAATTGAGGGGAGATAGACACCACTGGTGTTGACGACGTCTTGGTCGCTTGCGTCCTTGTAGAGTGCGTTATGAAATACTGGCTCGTTGCATCCTCCTTTGTTTTGCCCATAAGTCCTGAGAACGGCGTTGTAATTGCTGGGGACTTTAACCTTTAGCATTTCTAGATCAAAGGCCCTCTTGGGTGGCTCGCTGAAATATTCTGCATCGAACTTAGAGGTTATCGCTGCTGAATTTGGGTAACTCATCTCTACGTCAAAATGCTCTACGATAGAATCGGTATAAGTAGAATGTTGGATGGAGGGGCTTATGGACTCTGGGGTTGTGCGAATAATTCTTATCTCCCAGCCTAGGAAACCTTTTCTGTTGACTAATTCAGGCTGTCTTGAGAAGTTTATTCGAGTAGATTTGTTGTAGCCGTAGCTGATCTTTCCCCAAAGCGTCTCTTGTACTTGCCCAATTTCTTCGAGGGCGTCAATTTCTGAATTGGGGCCAGTTCCGTGAAGCTTTGTCCCCTTGTGAAGAGATGGCCACTCCCTATATTCTCCCGGAATATTGAAAACTGGTTTCCATTGTATCATGTAAATTACAGATGTTCTCAACAAATCTCCGGAACCGCCCTCGAAGTCGTCAGCGTCACCTGCCGTGGTTGACTCAGAAAAGGCCGGAGTGTTCGGCAGCCGGCCGCCCTTGCGAAACGGGGCCCCCGCTTCCGGGGTGAAGGATAGGTCAATGGAGCCTACCGCATGCTCGCTCGGTTGCCCTGCTACGGTCTTATCTACCTTAAGCAATTCAGATAAGGAGCCAACCCTGACGTTAACCGTGACCCCATTGCAATGTTTGTTCGAAAGTCTAAATACTTGGGCAAAGTCGTCTAGGTCGGAAATTATATTTCCGGTGACTTGATCGTTATCGTCCATTGCTTGAGTGGGACCCTTAAGTTTGTCTCCTACCACGCGAACTTTAGATGTACCTTGTATGAGACTCTCCGCTTGGTCCGACCGTATGCCGTTTGGAAGCCCGTTGGTAAAGTTAAGCGAAACTTGTTGAAAATTAAGTAAACCGGTGCTGTCTAGTACGGGTGTGCCGTTCCAGAATATAGATCTTAGGAATTCAAACCCATCAGTCACGATAGCCTCCTCTGATCCTACGGCTGGTTCACCGGGCCCTTTGCATTCCGGCTTGAGGGATTGCCCTCGTAATGTAAAAGTAACGGCCCACCAAGCGGGGTTTACGCGTCTGCCGGAAGCTGGCCCAACAATAATGCCATCCACGATTTGGGTTCCGATGTCGACTTCCCTGTCGATTTGCTCCGCGTCTACCTCAATCACTGTGCGATAGGCGTTGTCCTTGTCGCCTCTTTGTGTTATTTTTACCGTGTTTGTGGTATACCCTCTCTGGCCGTAAGGCACCCAAGACGAGGTAGAGCCGCCTACTTCGCCGGACCATTTTCCCTTGACTTCGTCTATTGTAACCGTTTGGTTCCCGTGCATCTTGGGTAAGGTCCCGTCATAATCGTAGGACTTGCCACCTGCTGGGTGATTTTTTCCGCCAGAAAAAGTTTCGTAAGCTTTCCAGTTACCACTAAGAAAGTCGTCCCCACCGTTGACGTCGCTGATGGTATGTGAGTCTCTGTAGATCGTTGGCTCTCCTCCTGTAACTGATTTTACTCTGGGGTAGGTCGCCATTTTGGGTCCAGAGCTTATCCACATCCTTAACCCATCGTGGCCTTTTCCCGCATCTGGTCCTTCGTCTGATTGAAAATTAAAAACATATACGTCACCGGAATTGACCCTCGTTTGTACCGTTATGGTATTGACGCGCTTCTCCATTCTTCTCACGCCGTATGTGCATTGTTTTTCTATTGCGGCCGTTACTCCTTCCATTGCTCCTATTTGGCTTCTGTAAGGAATAAACCTTCCGCTTCTGTACCCAGTTTCGCCCACTCTTCCTTCGTATTTACGCACCCCTCTTACCAAGCCCTTGATTTCTCCTTCGGCAACTAAATCCATTATTTGTATTCTGGACATCGAGACAAATCTGTCTGACTTTGACTTGCCATAAACTATGCCCTCTGGGTCTTCTACTGGCGTTCTGGCTGCAGTCGTACCTTTGCCACCGCCCCCTCCGCCATTATGGACCCTTACGCCGTTAGCTATATAGGTGTGGTCTTTTTCTACCCAAAAATTGTAAACAGTTCCTACCTCAAGAAATTCCAGTGATTTGAACGGCCTGAAGTCCCCCTTCTCGTCTACGACACACTCGTCGGGGTTAAATTGTTCGGCCTGAAAAAAGCAGTTTCTACCGTTTAGGATCCAGTGAATTTTGTTTAGCTCCAGCTTTCCCCCCCAGAAGTTGAACGAAAATATATCGTTATTTTTGTGAACGAAAACTTTAGTCACCTTGTTGGTTGATATTTTTCCTAAGTCATCGAAGCTATAAACCTCGTCCCCAACTTGAATATTCTCTATAGGAATAGGGCTGTTGGGCGCAGATATTAGGGTGCCAGCGGCAAAACAGCCGCCGCCGCCTTCTCCCTGAATAATATCTATGCGTTGTGTTTCTTCTTTCATCTTAGAAAATTGCCCTAGGCGTTATGTCTCCGTATACAAGGGTTGGTGTGCCATCCGAGTAGTCCGTGGTGACAGTTGTATTGTGGGCGATGGCTGTGGATTTGTTTGCTGCGACATCTCTTATGGACTGTGTGGCCTGTATGACTGTGCTGCCGACCATGAGTCTTCCGTATCCGATTGGTACTGGACCGCCTTCTCGTCCGCTATTTTGGGGACCGTTAAATAAATACGATCTAGCTCCGCCTGCTCCCTTCGATATATCTATTTCCGTATGGTCGTCGTACTCTGGGGGGTTCATGGACAGCATGGCGATACCCCCGACAAGCAACGAAAACCCACCCATCAATAACGTACCCGCACTAACACCGCCAAGCGCAGTGACCGTAGCCCCCAACCCCGTCCCGACGGTGGCGAACAATGAGGTGCCGGCTGCAGCCATGCCGGCGGTTAGTATCATTAGCACACCAAAAATAACCAGCATAAACCCCATTTTCCCGGCCCCCTCCAGAACAGGCACTATGTCTATTCTTTTTAATGACCCGTTGGCGTGCGTCATGCATAATTCGGAATTAAGAATCGTTTCGGGTCTTTCTACGCAGGGCTGTTCTTCGGTTAGAAATGGTTGTTCGTTGACTAGAATTTTATACTGCACTTCGTTTGCGTCCCCTTTGTGGTGGCGCAGTAGGTGCTTGGTAAGGCTTCTTTTGGATAACATGTCTATCGCCCTGACAGCCTCGGCTACGCTCGTTACCGCAAGTCTCCAATGTTCTCTGCCGACCCCTTCTATAAGGGTCCCGTGTAGGTGTACATCTACTA